TTCTGGGCGTAGTCCGCCATCGTGCCAACGATCACCGGATGATCGACTGGTCCCCAGGGCGCAGTTCCGACGACGCCGACTACATTGGTCGGCACCCCATTGAGAACCAAGTTCTGTGGTGGAACTATCTGAACATAAAGGTCAGGTACTACGAGCGCGGTCGTATTTACGCTGCCCTGCTGTACAATCGGCATCGCACTTATGCTCCCTTATCCGCTGGGATAGCGACGCGCACGACGTGTGGTGCATGCTCGCTCTTCAGGATCTCAGCAATGCGCACGGGATCAATGATGATGTCACCGCGCGCGAGTGTCGCAAACGGCTTTACCACAACCAAGTGGACCTGCATGAGAACTCCGGTATCAAACTGTGAAGGATGCTGCGTTCAGTCCAAGAGTTCCGAACAGCATTGCTGGAAGTGTGTCCGACAGTACTGTCGCATACTCAACATTGTAGTTGAGATCACGGCGGTATAGCCTCGCATTCTGCGATTGGTCGAACTCGGTCGTACCGGCGTACGTAAGCCTGCCGCTCGTGGTGTCGTTAAGCGGAATAAAGCGTTGCGTGCTCAGCGCCAGGTCAACGGTGCTTGCTGTGGCGTCGCGAGTCACTGGGTCGGGGCACCAGCAAATCACGCGGAAGCCCTGCTCCTGCCGTCTGACCTCCTGTTTGACTGGCGCATCTGCCACCACCCTGGCCACCAGTCGTCGGGCGCCTGGGATCGTCAGATTTCCTTGTGACAGTTGCACAACCGAATTCGTTCGCACCATTGTCGCGAGATTGGCGGCAACTGACTGGTTTGTGTCGCCGATCTGGACCCTGTACGCGTAGGCTGCAGCGTCGACGAGAACGCCGGCAATTTGACCCGGCTCCGCTGTGCCACCAAACATCACCGTCGCGCCATCGATCACCGCCGTCAGGGTTGGCTGTGCGGGTGAACCAATCCATTGCTCGGCGTAGCGCGTCGTGGTCCGTGTTGAACCGCTTGTCGGGAATACTGTGACGTTGACGGTGCCTGCGGTCAGATCGGCGTCCAGGGCCGTGGGATTCGGCCAGCCTCGGTAGATTCGGCAATTTGGCCCGGGAACACTCGGTGCAGCGGTTCCGCGTGGATACAATGCGGCTGAAACGACGTTGACCAATGCCTCCTCTACGTCCGACTGGTCGGCCATCAGGTGGTTGCCTGGTTAACGATCACACGCCAGCCCAACTCCGTCAGTTCAGCCGCTCTCACCACTGCATTTCGTCCGAGATCATCACTCATCAGGTCGGAAGGAAGCAGAACCACGCCGGGCACCGCTGGGAGCAGAACCGTCCAACAAGGCACGGAGGTATCGCTTGGTAGGTCCGCACTGGGACGACCGCCGCCCGATACCCCGAGAATGCTGGCCGGCCAGTTCGTCATCAACGGCCGACTGGTCGTAGCGGTCGTGCCACCGTACCTATTCACACCGCTGCTGGCGGGAGCCGCTGGGCGCGCGAACGACACGATACGATTGGTCTTGACGCACAGAACCGGCAGCAGTCGCTGTTGAGCAGCGATGAACCAAGCGCCGTCCGCCTGCGTGAGATAGTCGCCAGGCCGAGTGTAGGCCGCATCGAAGATGCCATATCACAGTGCCTCACCGTATGCATTCGGGTGTGCGAATCGACCATCATGCGCAGTGAACGCAGCGCGTAGACGAAGAAACCGATTGGTCGGTGCCAGTGGGTTGCTCGCTCCCGAAGGACGATAAGCATCTGTGTCCGCGCCACGGTTCGGGCGGTAGCATTCAGCCCCGATGCACCCGGTCCGTGAGCCGTGCAGGATCCATGTCAAACAGTCAAGATCTTGCTGCCGTCATGCAGCGCTGGTCCCGGCGGAATGCCGAAGAACCCACAGAGCCGATGTCGCCAGTCGTCAAGCAGCTTGGTGCGATCACGCGGTTCGTCTCTGTTGCGGGTCCAGACCGACGCCTGGTCAGTATCGAGGTTATCACCTGAACGTGGTACCGCGTGCTCGAGCACGAGCAGCGTACCAAGATAGCGTCTGACGACCATCTCTTCTGCAGACGATAAGTTGTTCATGCGGAATTCAAGGAGCCCGTAGGCCTGGAAGAACCGCCAGTTCGCGAATCCGGTGGCCGCCGAGCCGTAGGCGGGATATCCACAAAAACGCCGGATGTCGGTCTTCTCCGGTTCGCTGAACGCCATCAGATGAAGGATCCGTCACCGCGGGTGAATAGGACAGCACCGGTCCCGCTGACCAGCACGCCAGCAGCGTAGGTAACGAGACTGTTTGCCGACAGCATGACCCGCGAATTAGCCAGCACCGGCATGTCCGCATTTGTGGCCGAGACCGTGGGGTCGGCGCCAAAACGGATGTAGGCAAGAGACGTGGTGGTGTTCGTGATCACGATGGTTTCGCCGCCACCTGCGAGAGCCACCACAGTTGATGAAGTGCTCGCGCTGAGCGCCACCGTTCCCGTCGGGCGGAACGGTGTGATGGAGCCGATAGCCATGTTATGCTCCGTCGTTGCAGCAGTCAGCCGATGTGCTCTACCATGATTGCGCGTTTAAACGTCGCATTTGTGGCCGTGGGTACAGTCGTCGGGTTCGTTGTCGTGTCGGATGGTGCGCAAAATCCACCGATCCAATACCATGACTGCGCGATGATCTGCTGCAGGCGATCAATCGGCTCTCTGGTCACCATGGCCACGTCATCCACCACAGACACGATTGAATCTCTTGGAGCGACGTCTTCGGCCGCCATCCCGGCAAAATCACCCTCGATGAGGGCTCCTTGGCCGCAAACGATCGGTCGGCGAACCATCAACCCGGCCAGTGCGGGATGAGGCTGCACATACGCTTCAGTGGTGGGGATGAACCGCAAACCCAGAAAGTCATTTGTCATCCCCTGTCTAAATACCTGGTTGGCGGAGGTGGCTCCCTGAAACAGTTGCTTGAAGTCTGGATCCGCGAACAACTGTCGCGCCGATACCGGGTCCAGGTAGCAGTTGTAGACGCCATCGATTTCAGGCACGGCGTTCATCCGCAGCTTCGATACAGCATCCAGCAGACAGGACATCGTTAGCATGTCGGTCGCGGTCAAGGCCGAGGCCGTGCCCCGCTGTGCCGGACGTACAATCACGGCAGCATTCGCCGCAACGACCGCATTGCCTGCAGTGCCATCCGCAACGGCGACATTGCCAGAAAAGGTGAGGACGCCTGAAACACCATTGGGTGTAGTTGAAACATTGGTGATATCGGCTGCGACACCAACCAGCGTGTAGGCCGTCGCTCCGATTGTCGCTGTCAGCGGACTGGTCACACCCACCACCTGCTGCACGCCATTGATGAAGGCATATTGGAAACCACGAATATCATCGACGGAGACCGTCGTGCCCGGGCTTCCAAGTGTGGTACGCACGCGCGTGTTGCCACCGAAATAGGCATTAAAGAGGGCATTGCGTGCCAGTTCGTCCAGACTGCGTGCTGCCTGCTCTCCGTTTACGTAGGCATTCTGCAGGAATTGCGATGCGATGCCGACCCTGCTCGTGACCATGTTGAGGTCAGTTGTTGCAGCATAATGGTTGATCGAGATGGTATACTGCTCAATTCCCCAACCGGTCGGTGTCAGTCCGTTATCGAGGTTGGCGTTGGTGCTTGGCACAACCGGCGTGGTGACGCTGGGCTTCAATCCGGCGCGGGTCCTGGTCAGCGTTTCGCCGATGCCGACCGAAATTTTCACGCGATCGGCACAAGCCCGATAACCCAGCCGTGATGTGAGCGCCTGCTGGAATTCCCGCTCCAGAAAGCCTTGCTGTATTATCGGCTGCAAGGCTGGGGGGAAGTTCTGAATGCCCATTCGGGATATCCTTTACAACTGATGCCTGAGGATGGCAGCGCGGGCAGCACGATATTCAGCGTCGGTCATTTCAGTGGCTAGCTTTTGTCGGGGAGGTTGCGCTGGCGGGGGGTTCGCTGAGCTTGAGGACGACCCGCCACCGAACAACCAAGGCTTTGTGCGCCTGAGCTGTGTGATGACGTCCGCGGCGTTCTTGACGTCGCCGGCTTCACCGACTTCTACGGCTGACGGGTCGAGCAGCTTCAGGCCATCCAAATCAACGATCCCGGCGCGCAAGGCTTCGACCTTCAGTTCGGCTTGCACCAAGCGCGACCGAGCCTCCTGTTCTGCATTCGCCAGGCGGCGTTCGAGCATTTCGGCGCGTGCGCGTAGTTCGGCGACCGGATCCAAGTCCGGCGTCGAAGGCATCTCATCATCTGACATCAGTTGCTTTCGTTGGGGTGCTGGTCGCGGAATATCCGGGTGAGCTCGGCAGGGACATCTTCGATATCGTAGGTATCCGCGATCGCCTTGACGGCCGTCTCCCGGCTGATCTGGCCTGAATTGGCCAACGTGCTCAGTGTCTGCGCGTCCTTCTGCCGATCATCAGCGGTTGTTGGGTACTAGCGTGGCCATTTCAGCGAAAGCCGCGTCAGCGGATCCATGGCGCCAACTTCCCGCCCCATCACTCGTAGCGGATAGATTTGCGAAGCCTGCAGCACCATGCGCACCAGCGATAACAATGCGCCTTCGCCGTAGCTTATTCGCAAATTGTCTGCGAGCCACACCAGGCCCTGGTTCATCAATTCCAGGGCGACCCGATTGCGCCGCGGTTAGCCGGTCAGCATTCGCGCGATTGCCGTGTACGCTCTCCAGAGCGAACTCTCGCAACGCCCGCACGTATTCGATAACGGCGGCCGAAGCGGTGCCGCCGATTTCCAATAGCTTTGCATCACCTTTTTCAGTGACGACAAGAGCGTTGCCGGCGCCCTTGATGATCTCACTGTCCGTCGTGGCTGGTTCCTTGATCAATAGCGTGGGGTCGCTGCTGTATTTCAGGCCGCGGCCTGCTTGGCTCAACTGATAGTCGATTTCGATTTGCGTCTCGATCGCCGCGCGGAAGGTGCACGCACCGTCCGCAGGATCGCCGGTCGAGGATGGCCCCGGTAGGTTCCGAACCCAAACCATCGGCACGAAGCCGAGATTGTGCTGTACACTCCGTACTTCGTCGACAGCGGCAGTGTCCGCACTGTCGACAGGAAGAGGGTCAAACCAACGTTCAACCTTCACGTCCCATTCGCGCCTGAACCAGTATTCGCTGCTGGGATTGGCAACCTGATAACCATTTGAGACAAGAAGTTCGCCAGGCACTTTGTATCTCTCGGTTACCTGCAACAGCTTGTCCGGCTCTTCAGGATCCCAGTGCGGTATCAGGTGGGTGGTTTCGAGAACGTCGAAGAATATCCGTCCCCGAAGCACGCGCATGAGGATAGCAACCGATCCAGTAGCGCCTCGCATCGCCGCTTCGGTCATTATCAGGTTGAGGCGGGACTCCTTGACGACATCGGCGAGCGTCGCGCGA